GATAGCTCCACCAGCGTGGTGCTTGATAACGCCACTCCAACAATCACCAAGACCACCGGGAAGTCTCAAGGCAAGACTCCTAAGTCCAGCCGCAAGGGACGGCGTGGTGTGTCGGTGTTGACTGATGCCAAGGTGCTGGAGATCAAGCGCCAGTTGGCTTCTGGGACTAAGTCTGTGGCCAAGATCGCCAAGGAATTTGGCGTTCACATCACCACCATCAACTGCATCAAGTGGGGTAAGACCTGGAAGCACGTCCAGCTCCAGCAGGAAGCCAAAGCCTGATGGCTAAGTGGAACCTGACTCACGGCCTCTCTGGGACACCTACCTATAGGAGTTGGCTACAGATGCACCAACGCTGCTCCAATGCGAAAAATATTCGCTTCGAGCACTACGGGGGCAAAAATGTTCGCGTTTGTCCTGAGTGGCAGTCCTTTGAGGGCTTTCTTCAGGACATGGGGCAGCGGCCTCCGGGCACGACTCTTGGACGCTTCGGCGACAGGGGCGACTACGAACACGGCAACTGCGCGTGGCAAAGCTCAGAAGAGCAAGCCAAACACGGTTCGACCAACGGACGGGCTCGTCTCACAGAAGAGCAGGTTCTTTGCGCCATTGCGCTTTACAAGCCGAAGGCGCGTCGTGGCTGTTCTCTAAAAAACATGGCGGCAGAGCTAGGTGTCAGTTTTTGCACGCTGGACTACGCCGTGCGAGGTGTTACTTGGAGGCAAATTGCGTGAGCGGAGGATTGCTCCCTGACTACGAGATTTACACCCTCGCTCGGAAAGGACTTGTTGAGCCGTTCGACCAGGAGCTGGTTAATCCAGCTTCCTTGGACGTGCGGCTTGGCAACAACTTGATGATCGAGATGCCGCAGACTGCCGAGCTAGCGCCTTTCTCCATCGCGGGGCACTCGAAGGAACTGCCTTTCATGCTCCAGCCAGGCGAGTTCGTACTGGCGGAAACGTTGGAGCAGTTCAAGGTCCCGGTAAGTGTTGCGGGGCAGCTCGCGCTTAAGTCCAGTCGGGCGCGAGAAGGGATCGAACACCTTATGGCCGGGTACATCGATCCTGGCTATGCGGGCCGCCTCACGCTCGAACTCGTGAATGCTCGAATGCTTCACGCGCTTCCGCTGTGGCCAGGTATGCGGATCGGACAGATTGTGTTCCACAAGATGTCACTCCTGCCGAATAAGGACTATTCAGTGACCGGGCGCTACCAAGGCGATCTGTCAGTTCAAGCCTCTAAAGGATGATGAACCCTATGTTGCCTCAATCAGTTGTAGATCGTTGGCACAAATATGTGTACCGACGGCAAGATCACCAGTGTTGGCCATGGACTGGTTCCGTAGCTCTACGAGGTGGTTATGGTCAACTAAATGACAGGGGACATTCGCTGAAAGCCCACAGGCTTTCGTGGGAAATACATTTTGGTCCTCTGGATTCGCACCAATGTATTAGGCATATGTGCCATAACCCACTTTGTTGCAATCCGAGCCATCTTTTACCTGGCACGACCGCAGACAACAATGCAGATGCTGTAAGGGCTAAGCGTAATGTTGTCCCAGCACCTCCTACAGGAGAAGCTCACCATCAGACACCATTGCTGGAATCGGATGTCCGATTTATTCGATCCACGTCAATCTCAGGTGCAGATCTCGCTCGCCGGTATGGCATCAGTAGATCAGCCATCAGCGCCATCCGTAAACACAAAACTTGGAAACATGTCGAATGATCCTGTAACTTCACCGGCCCACTACACAGCTGGGAAGACGGAGGTGATTGAGGTCTTGGAAGATTGGGTGAAGGCCGCGCCCGATCCAGTGCTTGGGGGCCTTCAATGGCAGGTTATCAAGTATTTGAGTCGTATGTGGCTGAAGAACGATCCTTACGAGGACGCTCGAAAAGCCCAGTGGTACTTGAACCGCCTGATTAACCGGATGGCTACTGAGGCTTACCTCGAAAAGTAATCCCCTCAAATGACTAACCAAATGCCCGAAGGAGTCAAGTTCAAACGCGGCGAGGAAAATTTCGCCGCACTTCTAACGCCCGAGCTGGTTCGCAAAATGCGCCAGCTGCAGAAAGACGGTTGGTCTTACAGGCAACTGGCTTTCGAGTTTGATGTGGATGAGAAGCACGCCTGGCGCATCTGCAACGGGCAAGCGTGGAGCTGGCTCGAATGAACTGTCCCCACTGCGGCGCTGAAAGTAAGCGCACCCGTGTTGTTCTAACTCGTAACAGCACGTATAAACAGAAGGTGCGAAAGCGTAAATGCTTGGACTGCGACTTTCTGTTCTTTTCGGTGGAGACAATCATCTCTGTCGGTGCAATTAAACATGTCCCTAATTGGGGGCTTGAACTAATCAAAGATGTCTCTGACGTTCACTTTTCATGACTCAAGTTTCACTGAACATCAATGAGCGGCTTTGCTACAGCTGCGGTAAGAACACGCGCAACCCCATCTATTGCTGCAAGTGTTACAACAAAACTCCAGCAGGGCGGGTGGAGATGAAGCGCGAGGTGATGATGCGGAAGTACGCCCGCCTGGATGGTGGGGCGACTTGCCGGAACTGCGTGCATTGGGAACACAAGTGCCTGCTTGGGATTCCAGAGGCCGGGTCCGTTTATGCGGCGGACTGCCCGGCACGGGAGTCTGTTAGTGTGTTAGAGTAAGGGTTCGGTTGCCTAACTTGGCGTGAACTTTTTACTCGGCCTGCAGCACCTCGACACCCTGCAGGATGCGGAGGTCGTCGCGTTTGACTGCGAGACCACTCAGCTCCAGCCCGCCGAGGGCAAAATGCGGCTGCTCCAGCTGGCTACCCACAATCGGCTGCCGGTTGTGATCGACTGCTGGGACTTAGACGACGCAGGCTGGGACAAGCTGCGCCAGTTCTTTTCTGAGGTGCGGAAATGGGTGGCCCACAACGCGGTGTTTGACCTGGGGTGGCTGCAGGCGCACAACATTTATCCCGCCGGAAAGGTGTTCTGCACCATGCTCGCCAGTCGGGTTTTGACCAACGGCATGATCCTGCCGAAGAGTCCGCACACGCTCCAGTCAGTGGTGAAGCGGTATCTCAAGGAGGATTTGAGTAAGGAGGAGCAGCGCAGCGATTGGTCGGCAGAACTGACCATGTCGCAGCTGGAGTACGGCGCCAACGATGTGCGCATATTGATGCGCATCTACAACCCGATCCAGCAGATGATGGCCACCGGCGGTCTGCACAAGGCTTGGCTGCTGGAATGTTTGGCGCTGCCTGCGATGGCTTCGCTCTGGCGGAATGGCCTGCCGTTTGACAAAGAGTTGCTGCTCCAGCTGCAGGAGGATCTCGGTAAGGAGCAGGTTGAGCTGGGTGAGCGGTTCATCCAAGAATTAGATGAGGCGCTGCCCGAGGAGCACAAGTTGCCGCGTGATCCTGATGGGTCGTTGAATCTGCGGGCTAAGGCTGAGGGTCACGTGCGGTTGGGCACCAAGAAATTGGCCGGGTTCAACATCAACTCGCCGGCGCAGCTGCGGCAGAAATTCACGGTGATCCTGGGGCAAGTTCCAGTCAGTGAGAAGACCCAGAAGCCGAGCGTGGATCGGGTGACCATGCAGCAGTACGTGGCGGAGCATTCCGTTATTCGCACGTACCTGCAGTGGAAGAAGGTTGAGAAGCGGCGCCAGATGGTGGAGACGTTGATCAATCACTTGGAACCGGATGGGTATATCCGTGCCAGCTACATGCAGGCCGGGGCGGATACTTTCAGGATGAGTTGCCGGAACCCGAATCTGCAGCAGGTGCCGAGGGATCCGAGGTTCAGGATCTGTGTTCAGGCTCCAGCTGGTTGGAAGATGGTGGTGGCCGACTTTGCTCAGATGGAGCTGCGGTTGGCTGCTGCAGAAGCACAGGATGAACTAATGATTGGAGCCTTCCAAGACGGACTCGACCTGCATACGCTGACTGCGATGGAGATCTATGACGTGCCCGAGGAGGCTGTCACCAAGGAGCAGCGTCAGATCGCCAAGTCGGCCAACTTTGGACTCTTATATGGATCGGGCGCAAAGGGTCTGCGGCAGTACGCCGCTGGGATGGGTATCGAAATGGATCTGGATGAAGCACGGGAGGTCCGCGAAAAATTCCACGCTGCTTATGCGGGCATCAACGCATGGCAGCGTCGAGCTGCTCATGCGGCTGACACGACTAAGGGAATTGGTCAGGTCCGGGTCCGTGTTTCAAACCTCCGGCGGTTTCTTCCTGGCGACCACAACAAACTCACCACGCGCTGTAACACGCCGATACAGGCTGCTGGCGCGGCGGTTCTCAAGCGGACGTTGGGAATGCTCTGGCCGTTACTGCTCCATGCCGGTGAGGATGAAGTTCGGTTGTCCGGGGTCGTGCACGACGAAATCATCCTCGTCGCTCGTGAAGACGTAGCCGAAAAATGGGCTGAAATTCTTCAAACCACTATGGAAAAGGCCGAGGCAGAGTGGCTAGGAGATGTCCCAGCGCTGGCAGAAGCTCATGTCGGAAGCAGTTGGCTCGACGCCAAATAATCCAATCAAGCTCAACCAGTATCGGGTGACGCTTTATCCGAAGCATGGGGCGACCGAGAACATCTACATGGAAGCCCCAGATGTCTACACAGCCCAGATGTATACCCGGCGGGTCTACCCAGACCACCGGATCCTGGCGATTAAGCCCGTGATTGATCTAGTCGAAGAGCGAGTCCAATGAGTCGCACCGGCAGGCAGATTGTTTTGGAGTGGCTGTATAGGGAAATTCATGCCGCACGAACGGCGGATTTGCAGAGGGCTGCCGCTTTCTTGGAGTGGGCGCGGGGGATTCGGAAAGGGTGCTCCAAGCAGAGGGGTGGGGCGCGGGTGGCCCAGGCCAATGCGTGGCGGAAAGGGGTGGATCGGGACGTGCGTTGGTAGGTCTATTGTGTCTCAGTATGCTATTGTGTAGGAGACTAGAGAGCCAGCGATGCCCCTGAAGCACGGGTCGAAAATTTATTGCCAGCTGCTCTTGGATACCAACCGGTACAAGTTGGCCGAAAAGCTGGCCGAAGAAAGAGGTGTGCGCGTGACTGGGATGTTGCGCGAGTTTGTGTACTCTGCGCTTTCGCAGATCCAGCCGCAAGAATATGAGGCTGCCAAGGCTGCTGATGAGGAGGCTTGGAAAGAGTCGGTCCAAAGGCGGGTTGAGGGAAGGCAGCGCTCCAAGCAAGAAAAAGGGGAGTCAGGTAAAGACGCATAAGACTTAGTTGCAGTGCTTCATAGTCTGGTTTGATTCAGATATAATCCCTAAACTTACACAGTAAAAATTTACTTCACATGACGCGCTACGTCGT